GAACGCCCGTCACACTTTGCACGGCGCCGCGCAATAGCTCCATCGCCTTATTCAAGTCGGCGCTGCGCGCAAACGCGGTCCCAAACGCTTCGTAGGCTTTGGTGACGGCGGTCGTCAGCCGATCGTGGCCGCCGGCGAGCGTACTGGTTGGGTCTTCGACGGTCACCGACTTTGTGCCGCCGGCCTTCTGAGCCTGTTCGGCGGCGGACGCGGCCCTGATCGACGCGGCCACCATCGCCCCGGTTCCGGCGATCCCGAAAAGCGTTTTGAGATAGCCACCGGCCGAGGCGTTTAGCTTGTCATATCCGGCCGCGGCGTCCTTCAGCATTCCATGCGCCGACTGAACGACGTTTACCATTTTTCCCGTGGCAGCGAAGACGAGCTGCGTGCTCCGAATGAAGCCGGCGGCATCTAGGCCGATCTTAACTGCCAGGTTGGTGATGGTCGCCATCGTCGATCTTCCTCAGTCGGAGCCCGTAGCTTGCAATCGCAGCAGCGGCGGCTTCTGGTGATTGAGTTGGTTTTTCCTCGTCCTCGTCTGGATCGGGCGGCGGAAGTGGCATGAAACTTTCAACCGTTCGCCGGTCGTCCCGCTGCACGTTCATGTTCCAAATCGTTTGTGCGACTTGAGCCCATGCGCGCCACTCATCGCCAAAAGGCTCCAGCTTTTCGTACTCGATCCATTCCACGATCTCGCGGGCACTGATGGTCGCAAGTAGTTCAGCTACTGAGCATCCGCGCTTGAGGGCGAGTCGGAAGTAGAAGCGTCGGCGGGGATGCTCTCTAAGTTTTTTGCGATTTCCTCCACGTCCTGGTCCGACATGCCGGACAGACGCTGGATCACACTGAAGATACGATCGATTGGCGCGGCGGACTTCGTGCCGAGCCATTCGATGTCGCTCTCCTTGAACAGTCGCCCGCCGTTCTCGTCCACGGTCCCCTGTGCGACCGCCTTGGCTCGCATGTTCTCCAGATTGACCTTGGCACCTTTTTTCTTTGCCTGGACTAAACTGGCCTCGAAGTTGTCACGCTCGCCGGACGTCCAAGCGCGGACAAACACGAACGCCTCCTCGACGGCCATGCCAATCGACCTCCATTCTGGCGTCATTACCTTTTCGGTAGTGATGTCCTGAGCGGACTTGATTTGTTTTGCGGTTAGCACACAATCCACCTTTCTAAGCGACGAGTGACGATGCTGCGGTAATCTTGATCTTGAAAGTGGCCTCTTGCTTCTTGTCCACCTCGGCATCGCCGATCTTGCGCGACATGATCCAGCCAGAGAACGAATCGGTGGCCGCCCCGGTATCGGATAGAATGAGCTTCCAATTGATAATCGTTCTGTTGGCGCGGGTGGTTTCCAGAAATGCGTGTGTCGAGTTGGACATATCCCAGTTCAGTGTCATTTCGAGCTCGCCGGCGCGCTCGATGCCGGCAATCGACGTTGAGGAACTAGCATCCAGGTCGGTCGTTTCGATCTCGTTGTGACTGACTTCGTTTGGCTTGATGCTGATGCGCTGGGCGATCGTAGTGAACACCGAGGAAATCTCCGCCTGCAAAAGCGTGCCCTTAGTGGAATTAACGGCCATTGTGATTCCTTTTCAAAAAGCGCCGCGGTTTAACTGAACGCGGGAACGGTTTCAATGTATGCAATCGTGTATTGCAGACTGGTCATGTAAAAGCCAACGTCGTCGCCGATCTTCGAGTCAATATAGTCGTCAGATTCGCCGTCCAGGGTGCAACGCTGAATCGTCGTTCCGCCCATCAGCCCCCTGTAGCCTTGTAGCGCCAAACGCAACTGCTCGCAGATGTCCTCCACAACGTCGGGATCTTCACCGATTACGACGAACTCGAACTCGGGCACGGCATAGCCGGCCGCTCCGGCCAAGTCGTGTTCGTGTCCGCCAGTCGATCTTCGATACACGACTGCCGGGTAAGCGTCTCTCGATACATTGCCTTGCGGGATTCGCGACAGGTGCAAATGCTTTCGGCCGTTCGTGCCCGTAATCAGCGCCGTTAGCGCCGTTTTGGAAGCCAGGTAAATTCTCAAGTCGCGCCGCAGCGTGCTCATGCCGTGGCCTCGCGTTCCAGGCTCGCGGACAGCCTGTTAATCAAAGCCGATTCAGACCGTTTTGCGGCCAGAGAAAAGCCCCGCTCGATGAACGGATTCGCCGGCCTCCGTCCTGTTCCCTTGACGACAAACGGCGTATACCAGCCAGGCCCCGCCGCCGGCCCGACAATGGCCATCGTCACTTCTCCGCGGCGGTAACTACGCATCGCCGTCGTAACTGATCTACGTAGGTTTCCAGTCTGACCTACGGGCGTCTCGCCACGGATTGCCGCTTCCATCGGCTCAGCGCCAGCGGCAACAGCCTCACGGCCAATCTGTTCGCGCAATGCGCTATTGAGTGACCACAGCTTGTGCCGCAGTTCGTCAACGCCTGTTATTTCCAGCGACGGACCATCCATCTACTTTAGCTCCTTGCACATTAAAATCATTTCCCGCTTACGGCCGTCCGGGTTCATCGGCGGCGACAGGATCGCCAAGGTTCTGTCGCCCATCCGGTCGTGCCATACCAGTTCCATTTTGCTAGTCACGCCATCCGACCACCTGCGCGAAACGCTAAACGCGATCTCCGGCTGAGTCGACTTGGCGTTAGATAACTCTTGTCCGATAAGTTCCTTGACGTTCATGTGGTCGCGTTGGGTGTGCCAAACCGCAACCTTGACGGCTTGCCCGTTGGCGCCTTCGGTTTCAGAAAACCGTCGGATCGACACAATATGTCGGAGGTCTCCTGGTCGCATTACGGGGTCGCATCCGAAATGACATGGATATAAAGCGTCGCGGTAGCGCCGGAGGCATTGGTGATGTAAAACTTGGTAACGTCGAGAGTCAATTTGAACGTGTCGTAGCTGCTGGTGTTCCAGACGTAAGGGATTCCAGCCGCAAGCGCCAGGGTATTCCCTCCAGTGGCATCCGTGGCGTTCGTTTCCAGCGTGATTGCTCTGTCAGAAAAGATGATGCAGGACTTGACCGCGCTAACGTCAATCGTGCCAGTGACGAGGGTATCCGTCGATCCGGTCGTGATCGTTTCGCCATCGATAAATAACACGCCGGTTCCAGAGTACGAAGCGCCCGTGCCGCCAATGGATCGGCCGCCGCCAATATCAACGCTCGGGCTAGAAGTATGCGTTGCCATCATTTTCTCCGCTCTTGGTTTTGAACAGTTGATTCAGGTCGCCGGCGGGGTCGTCTTTGAACTCGCCCGCTTCAAAGCGGAACTCTCCTTTGTACAGCCTGTCTGCCATGTCGATGGCACCGGCGAAGCACGCGAAGCGGACGGCGCCAGCGGCGTATTTCTTGCCGGCCAACTCCAGGGGGGAGTTGTTCTTGTGGCCGCCCAGGGCCGCGGTTAAAGCAATCGCGTTCTTGGAAATTACGGCCGGAACTAGGATATGAACGGGTTCGACTGGCATGGTTTTTTCATCCCTAAGTGTCTGTTTCTAAAATCCCGTGCCCCACGATTCAGAATCGAGCATCCAAGTGATAAACTCCGGTAGCTTCGTCTCCTCATCGCCGCGATTTTCGTACAAGTAACAGGCCAGCGCGGCAATGGCTTCCTTGATCGTCTCGGGGACCGCGGCAGCGGCGCCGTAGCCTGCCACGAATGGAATCGTGACGGCCGTCGGATGCGATTGCACGGTCGGCCAGATACTCCCGTAAGCCAGGTGAATCTTGCCCTGATGGTCGGTCGGCTTTTCTAGGGAGTAGTTGCTGGCCGCGAATGTTTGCGATGCCCCATTAACGTCCATATAGCTGATCGTGGCGGAAACCAGCGGCGGCTTGGGCATCGGGATCGACGCGAACGGATTGGTATCCGAAGCGCATGGGAAACCGTTGGCCGTCAGCGTCCAAGTCGCGGTGCAGAATTGCCGCTCCAGATACTTTTCGCACTTGCGGCGGGCACGACGGATCATCGACAGCAGTACGGCATCGTCGTCAGCTACCGATATGCGGCACTGATCGCGGACCTCATTGAGCGATACCGGCTCGACAGTCGCGGCCGTGGTGAGCGCCAGGCTGTAGGTCCATTCGTTGGTACTGGCGTAAGACACATTCATTGGGACTTAATGTAAAGGATCGCAACGCCCTTTTTGGCGTTGCCCGCATTTGTGACGTTAATCGTCAAGGTCCCGTGTGCGACAGAAGTCGCGGTCGGTACGACGGTTTGCGTAGCGGTCGCCGAGCGGTTGGCGCCGGCCGCCTGCATCACGTCGTATCCTTCGGCGTCAGTGATCGTGATGTCGTAGTTATCCGTCGGCGCGTCGGTGGCGTCTGGGATCGTGACCATCGCAATCACCTGGCCGTAAAGGGCATTCACGGTAATCAGGTCGGCAGCACCGCCGGCCGTGGAGGTCCAGGACCATTTGATCTTTTTGACGGGCGCGAACGTAGTCTCTAGGACGGTTACGGTGCCGGCCATGCTTCACCTGATGGTTTTTTATAACCGGGATACAGACGAGGTGGAGGACGTTTCGCCAGTCGAAACGACGCCAGCCGCCGCCGAGTAAATGTTGCCAGCTACGAAACCGGCCGCCGCCGTGATTGGAGTCGTGCCGGAAGGGACGTTGATCCGGTTGTTGCTGATGAACGGCGTGCTGGACGCGTGTACGCTGATCGCCAGTGTTCCGGTGGCAATCACGAAGCGGTTGTTGTCGATCACGCCTCGCAGAAGGGCCGTGGCGTTGAGAATTGCTTGAGTCATCTTGCCGGTGAAGTAGCAATCCTTGATGAGGTAATCGACGCCCACCTCGTGCTTGATGCAGGCCGTGGTTGTGTCTGTCGATAAGGCCGGACCGATGAATCGGCAGCGCTCAACACGCAGCCGCGCTGCCGTGGCGGCGGTGAGGATGCCGAGCACGACGCCATTGGTGCCTTCTGAGATAACGAATTCGCAGTCCTCGAACGCCACATCGGCGGCCGTCACACTAATGCCAGCGACAACCGCCGAGAATCCGCTGAAATTCCACACGACGTTTCTGAAGAGCGTCTGCGCTCCGGTCACCGTCATCTGCGCGGCGGTGCTAGTCGAGTAGGTAATGATCGGACGCAATCGACCAGTTCCAAGTCCGATGATCGAGACTCCCGCCACGTTGCAGGCGATACCAGCCGCTCCGGCAATGACTTCTGTGTGTCCTGGCAGCAGATAAATGCGATCATCCGCCCATGTCCGCGTGGCCTGATTCTCCGTGCAAAGTGCCAGCGCCTGAGCGATTGTCAAACAGGCCCCGTCGGGGCTGTAACCGCCAGTGGCTGACCCCGTGATGCTGCTGACAAAGTAACGGGCGCCAGCGGACGCGCCCAAGTTTTCGATGTTGTAAACACCACCAGGCGTCCGGCGGGAGAATAATTCGGTTCTTGCCATTGCAGGGTTGTCCTGTGTGAGGTTGTAAACCGACCAAGCGGCCGGCGGAAATTACAATAAGTTGCCGGAAAAGTTAGCCGTCGATCGGCTGAAGTTCGTTGTGGGTAATCGACACTTGCTCGAACGCTTCGGCCGCTCCGAAGCACAACTCGGCGACGTGATCGGAGTTGTGACCAGGCGTCGGCGTCCAGTTGGCGACAAAGAGCCGCGCGGCCAGCGCCCGCACGCGATCGCCGCCGCCCTGAAAATCGTCGTCAGCTTGGAGTCGGGCTGCCGTTTTTGTTCTGCTCAAAATTCACCCCTTATGCAATGACGTTGGCCGTCAAGGCGGCTTGCGGGAAACGTGGCTTGAAGCGAATGTAAGTCACGGCGGCCTCGTCGCCAGAGTTGCCGCAAGTAATCCGAATCCCGACGTGCGTGAAAACCTTGCCGGCGGCATCGCCGACTTCTTTGACCTGTGCCGCCGAACATTCGATGGCCACGAAATCGCCAACGGCGTCGGCAGCGACCGTGCCGCTAGAGACGATCGAGGTAACATCCGTACCGGCGGAATCGGTGGCGGCAACAATATCGACAAGCGTTGGCCCGGTAGTGGCGATGGTGGCCATTACCAAACCGGCGAAGGCTCCGTAATCGGCCAACGCCACATATCGCTTTATAGTGCCGCCGTCCGGGCTGGTAATCAGTGCCGTGGTGCCGCCGGGATCGTGGTCATACGTTAGGATCGAGGCGTTGGCGAACAGGTCAGAAACAGTTACTCCAGAAACGGGCATTTGAATTCTCCTGTGTCAGGGCCCGATACCGGGCCTCGTGGATTAGCGGGTATCGAGCACGACGAACGGCGACAGAGTGGCCGTCGAGTTCTTGGGGGTCAGGGCCGCCTTCCACCACGGCGAGCCGGCGTTACGCAACCAGAACTTGAACGTCCGCTCGTGGTTGACAAATCGCACGTGGATCGACTCTTCGCTGTCGAGCGGCTGGTAGGTGCCTTCTAGATACTGCGACCAGTTGGCGCAGACCAGATCGCCCTTCGTACCGAGCGTTTTGGTGTACTCCGTGAACTTCAGCGGACGACCCAGCAGCATGTCCGGCTCGCCTTCGCGTGCCGAGGGCTGCCACACTGGCACGCCGCCGGTCCCAACCGCCATGTTCATCAGCATGAGTTGCGGCAGGGTATCGTGGTTCGCGTGCCAGATCGCGTTGCCGTAGCCCCAGACACGCGAGCGCATCTTGACCACGTTTTCGTAAAGGATCGTGGCGGCGCTTTGACCGGTTTCCTTGGCGACGGACACCAAGCACGGCGAATTGTTGATGCCCAAAAACTCGCCGATGCCAGTTCCGAAGAACCGCTCGTTAACCAAGTGGCTCGTGAACTGCTCGCTGAATCCGGCTTCCAGCAGGGCCGCGAAGCTGATCGGCGAGTCGGTCAAGATTTCTTCGCTGGCGTAGCCCAAGCCGAACAGGCTATGGGCTTCCAACGCGACTTGCGAAAGCGTCATCTGGCTCGAAGAGCCGGCGATCGTCTCCGGGCGCCGCGTGACCACCAAGCCGCCCGTAACACTCGTGGTATGGGTGGTGTCGACCCGTGCCGGAATCTTGACGATGGGATTGGCCATCGGGATGTTCGTGGTCATGCCGCCCATCGGATCATCTTCGGGATCGATCTTGAGCAGCTCCGGCGAAAAGCCCTCGGGGACCAAGAATCCGCCGGCGGGATCGCTGTTGCCACGCGCTTCGTCGGAGCCAGCGGCCAGGAATGCCAGCCGCTTATCGAGCGTGCGACCTCGGCCGGCGTCGATGACGCAGCCCAGAAACTCGCGGGGAGTTTTGAATCCCTTCTTCGGGTCTTGCTCAGACGCCTCCCTGGCATTGCCCAACGCGAGCGCCGTGCTGGCGTGGCCCAATGTTCGCCGACCGTTGGGCCGCGACAGCTTGGCTTTGTTTTCGGCGTAGCCGGCACGCAGGGCTTCGGCCTCTTCCGAACTGGCCTTCTGTGCGGAAATTTGATCTGTCAAAGACGCGATCAAATCCGTCAACTCTTTGGCGCGGGCTTGCTCTTCCGGCGCCCAATCGGGCTTGCCCATGAGAGCGTCGAGTTCGTCTTGGGCGGCCTTGAGTTCAGCTTCGAGGTCCATGAAATCCTCCGGTTGTGGTTGCCGGAGGGGAGAGCCAATATAGAAACAGGCGCAAGCCACCGGCAAAGTTCGTGAAAACTTTGCGAGTGAGTCGCGCCCGCAACGGCGAGAGCTGAACTTCACTGTTCGGCCGAAAGATTGCCCAGCAACGGCGGGGCGAGTCCAACAGCCGCTTGTGAGTTGAGTTGTTCTTGCAAGCTAGCGGATCGCGGACGTTCCGCCTAGCAAAAGTGTAAAAACTACCGGCGATTTATTGGCCGAAGATATTTGTAAACGGTCGGCCTGGAGAGGCCCAGTTCGCGGGCAATGGCGGCGATGACAACGCGATCGCTTTCGTTCGCCAGTTGCCTGACCCGCAGTTTGGTCGAGATGGATACCGGCGTGCCGCGCTGCGCCATCGCCTTATCCCCTGATCCTGCTATTCCTGTGCAGGCGTCGCAGCTCAATCTCTGCGGCCGACTTGATACGCTTCGGCGGATTGGCCAGCACGTAATCCTCGACTTCGCGCACGCGGTCCAATTGCTCGCGGGCCAGCAGACCACCATGCACGGCATCGCCCTCGTCAACAATATCGCTGGCCACAATCAGCGTCGGCGTCCAGACCGGCGGCAGAAGCTCGCCCGCCGCGCTAACCAGCGGATGCCCGTTTCCATCCAACCGATAGGCCATGTCGCAATCCAGTTCCAAAGAACTGCCAAGCGACAGCGGTTCAAGCTCCGCTCGGGCCAGCAGGTAATCGCCACGGCTGGCGCCACCGCCAATGGTCAGAAACGCGACCGGGCTCAAGTGCATGTCCGCACGAACGCAATCGCCGTCGAGACGCGCGTTGCGAGCCCAGCCGATAAACGACGCCACGGCTTCGGCGGTCGTGCCGTCTGGATGCCCCAGCCGCACCTTCACGCCGTCCGGCTGCTCGTTCATCAACCGCACGATCACACGCAGCGATTCGAGGTCGAAGGCGCCACGCCCGCTCTTAAAAGGCCCTAGCTGGGCGACAACGTAGCCGCGGATGATCTTCTGCTCTTTGTCCACGCCGATCGGCTGGGCCGCTACCGCGTTGACGCGGAGTATGGCGTGTGTCTTCGTGATGGTTTTGACGGCCATTTTATTCCCTTTGCAAAAGGTCGATGATTTCGGTTCGGTTCCAAGTCGTGACACAACGGGCAATTGCCTCGGAAAATCCAGCCGGTGGCCCGCCCGAGGCTTCCAGCAGCATCGCGCGGCTGGCCTCCACGTGAGCGCTCACCGCCGCGCGTAACGTCTCATCGACGATCAACTGGCGGCCCGACGCCAGCACGCAGGCCCGAATGGGTTTGGCCAAGGCCTTGTGCATTCGGTCGGCGTGATCTTCGTAAAACTTATCCAACCACCGCAGGAAGTCGGCGGGATGCTTGGCGGCTTCCTGCGCGTCTTTGGATTCGCGGTCGAGCATGACGCCAATGATGTCGGCCAGCACGTCTACCGATGCCAGGTGGACGGCCAGCCGCTGCCCGGCGGCGAGCCCATCGGCCCTGGCCCCGGACGGTTCCGGGATGTCCTTCGCCACCCGCGGAACGTCAGCCGCCGGGCGGGGCGAGTTGGGATCGATTGGTCCCTGGGCGGCCATTTCCAGGGGGACCATCGCCGACTGCACAAAATGCGTATCGCCCAGCGGTCCGATCGGCGGACGGTCCTCGAACTTCGCCCACTGATTGAGAGTCAGCAGCCCATTGAAAAACTGCTTCGAGAGGGCGGCCGTGCGACTCGTCAAGTCGCCGCGCTCCAACGCATCGACCGTGAATTTTGCATAGTAGCCGCTCGCGCGTTGCGCTGGCGTCAACAACTTCCGCCATACTTCCTGCTCCCATAACTTGATCCAAAACAGTAGTGAAAACTTGACGTACTCGATGCCCTGGTGCTCGATATTGCCGCCGCCGTCGAGCCGTTGAATCATGTGAGGCGGCACGCCGTACCAGCGAGCCACGTCCTCGACGTTCCACTGCTGGCTTTGGATAAATTGACTGTCTTCCGGGTCGGAGGAAATCGCCGAATACTGCATCCCCTCCCACAGAACGGCGACACGATTCCCGCCATCGACGCCGTAAATCTCGTTCCACTCGCGCCGCAAATTCGCCCGCGCTTCCTTATCCATTTGCTTGGGGTGTTGCAAAACGGCAGTCGGACGACCGCCGCTGCCGAACCAACTGGCGCCGTATCGTTCGGTGGCCAGTGCCCTGCCGATGGACTCGCGCGCGTGGCGGATGACTCCCTTCCCCCATCGGCCATCGTCGCTAATCATCGACGGCACGTGGAATACGTCGCGATATGGCAGCGGCGTCCGGCTGCCGTCGTTATTCTTCACCTCGTAGTACAACTGATCCAGGTCGTTACTTTTCAGCCGGACCCTCGAAACGTGAATCGGCCAGAGATGCACCACGTCGAGATTCCCGTTCCGCTCGATCTCACTGATGCAGTTGCCGTAGTTGACTTGCTGGGCGACCTTTGTTGCCCGCCACATCGTGGATGACATTTCTGGATTTGGCGTATCGTGCAGAACGTGGTAAAGCGGCTCGCCGACGCACTCCCGCTGTTCGCCGTTTGGCATCCGCTGGAAAAGTCCGAACGGCAGATAGGACGCCGTGCCGGCCAATAACCGCGTAGCCGCCCAGCACGCCGAATAGGTCATGGCAGAGGATTCGTCGATCGGCACGCCAGCGCGTGTGCGCGGCGCGTGCGTGCTATACCAATATGGGTCCAGTGGACCATAGGATAATCGCGACCGTCCGACCAGCTTGTCGATAATCAATTTGGCTTCTCCGTTCTCCGAGGCCACGAGGAATGCAGATCGTCGAGCACGATCAAAATGCCGACTGTGATATATCCGGCCGGCGCGTACACTGTGTAAGCGCCGTAGCCGATGAGCGCTATCCCAACCAAGGGCCAGAGGATGGCGAGCATCGAAAGAACCGGAATACGCGCCAGCCATCGAAAATAAATCACAATTCTAAATTTCCTGCGGTGCTATAAATGCTGCGGGTATTGGTTGCTTGCAGCGCGGAATCCAATCCCATGATCGCCGCAACTGGGCCGTCGATTCTCGCCAAGCGATTCCCTTCCGGCTTGGCTGGCATTACAAGCCCGTTCCGTTCCTTGAACGTGATGTTCCCAGCCTGCCAGTCCATTACTAGATTACCGAGGTGCGCTACCCGCCGATCTAAAATCACTTGCTCGAACGATCGGCATGGCTCGTTGAAATTAGTGGGATTCTGCGCGAACGGCGCAACCGTCAGGTGGTGGTCATCCTGAAGCTGCTGGCACAGAACCTGCGCGAATCGCTCGTCGTAGTTGAGTTGAACGATATTGTATTTTTTGGAACACTCGACGATCGCGCGTTTGATAAGCGGGAAGTCGGCCGTGTCCCCCTCGGTGATCGTCACGTCCCCGCGCCGGCTCCAGTCCGACCAGCGAACTTGCGAGCGTTCCTTGGTAGCTGCGAATTCCGGCAACCAGAACATAGTCAACAATCGGAAGGTCGGCTCATCGTCAATGGCGTCCCACGGAAACCACAACGCCAGGCAACTCGTGTCCCACTTGAAACCAAGGTCGAGCGCGGCGTAGCAGTCGCGGCCCAGCAGTTCGGCAATGTCGAAACTCTGTTTGCAGGCGTCCCAATCTTCGGGGCGGATCGCCGCACGCGAAGCGCTCAGCCAGACGTTCAGCCGATACATCTTGAATTCGGCGAGGTCAGTTGTGGACGCCTTCGAGCGGTTGTAGTCTTCCAAGAACTCCTCTTGGTCTATCGTGTGCCCCCAAGCCGGATTTGCAATCTTTCCGTACTTGATCGGGTCCGCTGCTAGATCGGCATCCGTCATGCCGGCGGGGGCCTCGTATGTCAAAAACAAAAACCGCTCATCGGTTTCCGCACCACTTTCGACCAGCTTGCCCCAGTCGTATTGGCTCTTGCCGTAGCCTTCCAGGTCGTCTCCGGTCGTCGAGACCTCGACCTGCAACGGTTCGCTACGGGAAATTCCCGCGCGGTTGACACGGTTCATAAATGCACGATCCACGACGTGCACCTCATCCACAAAAATGCAGCCGTTCAGTCCTTCCTTGGCCTTTGCGGTGCGGCTGTCGGCACTCGATAGCGGCTTGAGAATCGAGCGGGTTGGCTCGTGCGTAATCTGCGTCAGGCTTTTATTTATCGTGCATTCCGCCGACAGTTCGTCCGACGCTTGAACCATTTCGATTGCGTGCTTGCCGGCGATCTCGCGGGCCTGGCTGCCATCCTTAGCGCAGAAATAAACCTTCTGCCCCATCTCGCCGTCCGCGCACAACAGATACAAACCCCACCAGGCCAGGCTTGGACTTTTCTTGCTTTTTTTCGGAGCCCAGAACGACGCCTTCGTGAACCGGCGAATGTTCCGCTTCCAACGATCCGACGGACGCACCCAGCCGAATAGCCGCATGGTCGCTTCGACCTGCCAGTCCCGAGCGATCAACGGTTCACCAGCCTGGTCACCCTCGTACAGCCGCAAATACTTGGCGGCCCAGTCGATGACAAACTGCCCACGGCTCTCGTCGAATCGGCAACCGCTGGCGGCGGCCTTCTCGTCCGAGGCGTTGCGTGTCCATCGTTTCGTGGCGGCGTCAATCTTCATGCGCGGTTCCGCTTGAGAACTCCAGAGGCCTTAGACTTGTTCGCTACGGTCACACGACTCCGGCTGCTAGGCGTCATGCCGAACTCCACCAGCATCTTGTTCATTTGCTCCCATGCCCTATTCGACACGCTCAGATATGGGTTCTGGTAAAAGCCACCATCAGCGCTCTTGAGGACTTCTCCTGTTTTCCTCACCATCTCCTCGGCACGTACCCAGCGGGCTATTGAGTTGGCCAGCATCGCAAGCGATACAGCGTCGAGCTTCGTCAGCACACCGGCCGACTCCAGCGGCGGGCCGATCAAATGCCACTGATCGCGGGCTTCGCCTTGGATGTAGTCCGGGCAGTCCGGGATTTCCACGTCGGGCTGTGGCTCGTTCGCGTTGAGCGGTCGATGGCCGGTATTGCCATGCAAAATCTTTAGCGCGGTTGGAATCGGCTTGCGTCCTCTCATGCCTGCTCTAGCTCCGCTGGGCGACCAAAATAAAAACGGGAGCACGTGATTTCTCACGAAAGCCTGCCGACTGCTTATGGAAAAACGCGACGCCACGCTCGGCGCAACGAACGTGCATCGAGCGTGCCCAGTCCTTGTTCTCAGCGCGATGCTTCGGGCCAGACTCGCCGCCGTACTGCCCTATGTTATTTG